TGCTGCAGCGGCAGCTTTTGACTTATATCTTATGGCGCAACTTTCTAGTTTTTTACCGCAAACATCAACTCTTCTCCAGTAATCTTGATTTGTTTGTGGGGCTTTATTACTGGAGTGGGATCGTATACATAACCATATCTTATTATTATGCTTTACTAAGTCCCCATACTCCGACTCAATGTAAGCAAAATAACCAGTACCACTATTCCAGTCTGTGTACACTCTTGCTTTTCTAAAAGCTGTGCTACCCGCAGTTTTTACTTGGTAAAAATCAAACTTACTATTATCAATAGTAGTAGTGCCATTTAACTCTTTTCTTCTTAGACCAGACTTAGCTACTTTATATATACCATCGGCTTGAGCAGAAGTACTGGCTGGGATGGTAGCAACCGTTACACCACCTACTAGTAGATTATTATTTGAGTCAAAGTAAGCATTTACACCATTATTATTAGAGGTAGATAGCCAGCTACAGGCTCCTACACCACCACCCACAAAAGGAGTATCAATAGCTGCCCCTTGGTAGGCCCATGAGCATGTATATGGGTAAACTTTTCTTCCTGGAATAGCTACGCCTTCTAAGTCAAATGGTGTGGTAAGCTCAAAACTCACTACAGAGGCATTCATGCCATCTATTCTAGCAAATAAATATATATGCCTAGGATACTCTACTGGAGCTGCTGCAGCGCTTGTTACAACAGGTCCTGTATCTAAATACTTTGCTAAGGTTTTTCTTCTTATAAGTTTTAATCCTAGTAAGTCTTCATATTTAAAAGTACCTAAACCTGTTGAAAGTGTATCTAGTATGTTTGCTACCTGTATGTTTGGTCTTGCGTATGCACCTTCTGACTTTTGCTCCCACCCACTAAAAGCTATAGGAAACGGAGTGTACGCTCTATGTGTGTAGGGAGATTCTTTATCCCTTAAGTATACTGTTGTATGATAATTAGTAAAGCAAAAGAAAGCACTTGCAGCAGGAGCAGTTTTATCTGGATTTTGTATCATAAATAGCTCTACTAAATCGCTATCAACAATTTGTCTATTTAACTCTGTACTTATATTAGGCATTGAAATGCTCCTCGCATGAAACAGTTATAGTTGCGTATAAGGAAGAATCTAAGGTTACATTCCAAGATACTACTTTATAATTTACATTTGTGCCATCCTCTGACACTACCATAGTCTTTGATCCTTTTAAGCTTTTAAAGTACTCAATAACTCTTTTAGCTGTAGCAATTGGTAGGCTAGCCATTTTAAAATCTAGCATTTTTGTGACGGCGTTTTCTCCATCGAAACGACTTATAGATAGTGGATTGTAGTCTACTTTTTCTTCTAGTAAGCGCACTTTTCTAGATATGGAAGGATTTCTATCTACCGTAACAACTAGCGTTGACGGAAAGTTAGTAGGTACTGTAGGGTACCAACGATATAAATCTAATATCGCGGTTCTGCTGTTACTACCGCTAGAAACAGCAATAGGGTAAACAGTTGTAGAGTTCCAAGTTACGTTTGTCTGTGCGCTAGTGGTACTATCTACTATGTACATTGAGATACCCCAAAGTGTACGATCTGCTACAGAGGCCCCGGGGGTTAAGAGCCAACCACTAGGTGTACCTGGAGCTGAAAAAACTCCTGTAGACCATGTATATGTACTACTAGTTCCGCCTGGAAAAGTAGTAGGTCGTGTAGCGCTCCAGATATAAAGTTCTAGGAATCCTACTCTTTGGCCAGAGATACCGGAGCTACCTACGGGGGTAATATTAGTTGCTGTAGTAGTATTCCAAGTAATGGCAGTTGGGGTTGTAGCTAAACTATCTGAATATACTTGTCTGGCTATATATAAATTTTGTCCAGCTACTGCAGTGCCAGGAGTCTGGCTCCAACCATTTAAAGTAGGAGAGGTAAACTGACCAGTTGCCCAAGTATAGCTGCTGCTTCCGGTTGGAAATTCTGTAGTTGCAGGTAGTGTAAATGTTATCATGCAACTGTCCCATCATATACTTGGTCAAAAGTAGCGTCTATTGAGCCAATTGTTGTGTTTATCCAGGTAACATTAAAATCTATAACTTTTATATTAACAGGAGTGTCTAGTATATTAAATCCATATATTTTTTGTCCTTTTAAGAAAGTGAAGTAGTTTACTATAGCATCTATTTCGGTTTTTTCTCTGTTTGACATACTGCCTGAAAAGTTTAGTTTTTCAGGACCAGTGGGGACGGTTAATGAATAACCGTCCCCGAAGGAGTACTTAAGTGTAGTTGGTTTGTATTCTAAGGATATTCCTTTATCCAACATAATAGTTCTAGCAGCGGTGCTGCCGCCCCCATAGTTTGCTGGAATCGTAAAATACATTATGCTACTCCGTATTGATTAAGGATACCGCCAGGAGCTTTCTGTGCTAGTAGTTCCTTTTGTACTGCTCGTGCAATTGCTGCACCTAAGTTTGCTCCATCATTACCAGACATTTGTGTATTTGATGAGCCATTAGCCATGTTAACGTTTACGCTTACATTGTTTGTTCCGCTATTGGTTCCATGTAATTGGACTGGAATGTCCCGACCATTGGGTAGGGGTACAACTGCTTCGTTATACTTTCCCTCTCCTACTAGGTAGGTTGGAGAGGATACTACGCCTTGCACACCTTTTGACCTACCCATAACACCCCCAGCTGCAAGCCCAATAGGCATAATGTTTACACCTTTGCTAAGCATTTGTGATACTGCTGCTCCTGCTTCAAATGCAGTTGCAACAGCGGCTGGAGCTGCTGCAGCTGCTGCAGCTGTACCCGCAGGGTCAATAATTGCTTTAAGTGCTGCCATAATTGCCATTTGAATAAGTAGTTGGGCAATCATACTTAGCGTTGATGTAATAAAGTCTCTAAAAGCTTGCTGAGCATCCTTAGGTGAGCTTATCATAATTGAAAATGCTTGAGCAGCACTCGCGCCAACTTGTTGCATTGCATCATTAAGTAGGTTAGCTTGAGTAGTTTGTTCAGCTAAGGCTAGTGCCATTCTTTGCAGTTTTTGCTCGCCTTCTGGTCCTTCAAACATACCAGTGCCAAATTCACCTACAATTTGTTCTCGTGCGCTAACAAGATTGCTACCAAAACTAAAACCCATGCCAGATAATAAGGAACCTACGGGGTCGGAACCAAGCTTTCCTGTACGTTTTGTTTCCGCAAGTTTGTTTTTAAACTTTGCAGCCATTTCGTCCACAGCATCCATAGTACCACTTAGTGCATCTTCTAGACCCTTTAAGGCAGCTTTTGCCGCCTCAGTTTCTAGACCAAACTTTTTCATTGTCTCAATAAAAAGTATACCTGCATCTGCATTTAGCTTAGTATATTTAGCTTCTAACAGCTTTAAAGCGTTTAGTCGATCTTGGTCATTTATATATGTTTCATTATTTATACTTGCTTTTTCTTCTCTATAGTTTTTAATCCTTGTAAAGCCCATTACACCGAAAGATTTTGCAGCTTCACTTTTGCTCTCGCCTATATTTGTTATACTATTTTTTTGAGCCTCTATACTTCTACGCATATCTGCTCTATCAAAGTCTATTTGTTGCTGTCTCGATAAACCATCTTTACCTTGCACTCTAGCAGCTCTTTCTGCCCTGGCTTTATCATTATCTAATATTATACCAGCTAATTCAGCATTTAAGTCTCGTCTTTGTCTCTCTAAGTCTAGTAGAGTTTTTTGTTGCCCTATTTGGTACTCTAGACTTACCTCTTGACGCATATTTGCACCAGTTTGTGCAACTGCAAGGTTATAAGTAGTTTTAGCAGCCTTTACCTCTAAGTCCACTGCAGCTTGTCTAGCAACGGTAACATCGTCTGTAACTGTCAACAGAGACCGCATACTTCTGTCAACCTCAGTCATTAAATTATATATATTTCTAACTTCTGGCGTCATATTGCTTATAATTTGTTGGTTTTTAATAGCAGCACTCATATCCACAGCATCCATATTTATACCAAACTTTTCTCCGATTTTCTCTTTTTGTAGAGCAAGCTGTAAAGTTGTTTGCGCTTTAATTAAAGCTGCTTCTTGGCGTATAACCTCTTTTTTTATCTTAGCAGTACTGACTGCAATATCATACATTTCTTTAGCATTTCTTACTCCTTCTATATCAGAGTAAGTTTTACCAAGGTCAGTAGTATTGTATTTATTTAAGTTTTTAATATCTCTATTCATTTTTGCAATAGAGTTTGTTTGCTTTAATGCATTTGCGGCTAAATCTCCATAAGTCTGTCTCATTTGAGCTAGCTTTAAATTAGCTTGACCAAGTATTTCGGCATATGCTTCTGTTTGTACTTTTAAAACAAGATTATCATCAACAATATCAGCAATTGTACCTTTTTGGGTAGTTAACTGCTTATTTAAATTGTCTAATTGTATAACTTCTTGCCCTGTTAAGTCTCTATCAGACTTAATTTTTTCTAAAGCGCTAATTGCTAACTGTGTCTTAAGTATACCATCCTGCGTACTTTTGATTAGTTTAGTTTTTCCACTTAGTCTTCCAAGCTCAGCTAAAGCATCTGGGCTGCCTAATAGTTTGTCGGCAATACCAGCTTTAGCTTCAGATGTATCAAAACCTGCCGATTTATAAGCTGTATCTATAAGCTTTAAAGACTTACTAATGTCAACCAAGCCGTCTGCAAAAGGCTTATAAGGTACATTAAAGATATCTGGGGTTCTAATCTTTCCTATAGTATCATTCATTATTTTTGCGGAATTTCCAATATCAGTAAAAACATCTAGTATTGGTTTAGTTTTTAAAGCAAAATCTTTAGTAAATTTTGTTATAGCTTGGGTAGATGCTCCACCTTCTACCATACCTTTAATAGTTTTTTGAAACTTATCAACTACTGAAGGCCCTAGACCTTCTAGGCTATTTCTTATTCCACTGATAAAATCAAATTCTTCGTCGCTAAACTTAAAAAATAATCCATCTAGGCTATAGTATAACCCATCAAAATCATCTTTTAATTTTTGAGTTTCAGTTCTAGTGTCGTTAAATATATTTGAGAAACTTGACAATCCAGATCCAATTTGATCGAATAAGTTAGGAGCTTTGGCACTTTCAAATTTTTCATAGGCATCAACCAAAGCAATCATGCTATTAACAGCAGCATTTATGGCGCTAGCAAAATCATTATTTTGCCTAAATTTTTGGGCTTCTTTTACTAGCTTTACCGAGGTATCGTAAGTTGCAGTTAAGTCATCCCTAGCAGCTTTACGCTCCCCTGTATTCCCTGTAACAAAATCAGCTATTGCTATAAACGCTTGGAAAGCTAAAGTAGCTACAGTAATAATAAGAAAAATTGTACCAAGAGAAGCTTCTATGCCCTTAAGAGCCATACTGGCTGCCGCACCAAAACCTACAAATCCTACGCTTGCAGTACGCATTAGAGGACCAATAAAGGCAAGTTTACGATTCAGTCCTGTACTTCTATTACCAGTTTCATCAAGTTGTTTTTTAGCAGTGTCTCCCCAATCTACAAAGGCTTGTTTTAATGAGCCTCCAACTGATTTAGCCACCGTTTTTAATTGATCAAACCCAGAAGAGGTTGCTAAGTCTACATCAAATTGCTTAGCCCTACTTGCTTGATTTTGTAAAGCTGTTTGCTGTCCAAGTAATGCTATATTTGTAGATTTAAACTTTGTAAGAGTTTTCTCTAATGCAATCTCTTCTTGAACCATTTTAAGCACTTGGGTTCTTAGATTTATTTCATCCTGTAAAGCTTTTTTTCTAGGGCCTACAGCAGCATCTTTTTTCTTCTCTAAATCTACTAAAGAAGATGCAGTTTTTGTTTCTAGACTACGTAGAGTTTTCATATCATTACCACCACCCAAGTCATAATTTTTTTCGATTTGGCTGGCTCTATCAAAAATTTTAGAAGAACCTGGCTTTTGGTAATCAGAATACTTATCTAGTATACCCATATCTTTTTGGGCGTTTTGTCCTTGCTTAGCGCGTGCTTTATTTATAGTACGATCAAAGTCAGTTACTTTTTGTGCAGCTCTGTCTACAAAGCTATCCATGTCAGGTAAAAGCTTACTAAATGTAAGCTTGAACATTGTAGCTAGCGGTAATAGAGCTAAAACAGGGAAAGAAATTAATAAACCTAATAATGGATCTAAGACGTCATTTATTAATTTTAAACCAGCAGTACCAAAGTCTTTGATAGTAGCAGCTAGTTTATCAAATTGTGATACAGGAACGCTATCAGCAATACCACCAAACTTTTGCTCACCTTCTGCTAGGACAGCATTTAGGAAAGCTTGTCTGCGCTCTGTTTGTGTTAGAGATGATACCGTTTTATTATTTTCTAGCGCGTACCTTTTTGTAGCATCGTTTAACCTAGTCATGATACCAAGTTCGTCCAGCAATTCTGGTTCGAGTTTAATTGTACCGCGTGTAAGACGATCCATAGAGTCTGAAAGATCTCTACCAAGAGCTGTTGAAGCCCCTTTAGCTACTTTTGTCAATCTAGAGATTTCATCACCGCTAAAACCGGCCGCAGTAGCAGAAGCTACTGTTTTCATAGATTCTACTGTGGATAGGGCAAATCCACTTAATTCCCTAACGTCTTTAGCGATAGGTTTAAGCGTTCTGCCTGACATTGCACCTATTTGCTCCAAGCCTTTTTCTAGCTGAACAGCTTTAGCAGCGTCAGACAGGGCTTTGAAGGCAGCGGTTAAAGCGAAGATATTTGCCGCGAGAGTGGCGTAAGCGGCTACTAAACCTGTAGTATTTCCACCAGCTACAGCTAAGCCCGCAAAATCTCTACCTGCTGCGCCACGAAGACCAGCAGCACCACGATTGCCTCTATAAGAGCGTGGATCTTCTCCACCTCCGCCACCGCTGCCGCCTCCTCCTGAGCCGCCTCTGCCTCCGCCTCCACCAGGGGAAGCTAAGCTTTGTACACCAGTTCTACCTTTAGAAGCTTGATTTAATTTACTAGCACTTTTTTGTGCAGCATCTAGGTTATCAGCTATCTTCTGCGTCTGATGTACAACAGTTTGAGTACCATCTGCTGCTACTTTGATATTAGCGCTAATATTATAATTCATTTACTTTTTCTTTATCTTGTCAAGAGACTCTTTTATAGCCTTTTGAGACTTTTCTATTTGATACTCATCTATAATGTTTATCAAATCTACTAAGAACTCAATATCTATAATTTCATAGTACTTAACAATCATTGGAAGGATAGTCATATCCTTACCTATAAATCCAACTGATTCGTATATTCTATTTCCAAGCCGTCCATATATAGAAAAAGCTAGCTGGGTATCCTCATGAAGATCTGAGGCGTCAAGAGGCATATCTTCATAAATTATGGGTTTTCCTAGTTCTTCCCTAATTTTAATATAGTTATCTTTGCTGACCTTACCTTGTTTTAAGTATCTTTTTAGTTCTTCTATTATATTTAGTTTACTTTGAACTACGAAAATGGTCTAAATCAAAGATCACCTCATTTAGCCAGGTGTCAAACTCAGGGGACTCTTTTACTAGTGCTTGGGCATTTTCTTCTGTAAACTCTATGTCCGTTACCTTTGGGTCTACGCCTTCTGGTAATTCGATAGGAAGGAGTTTCGCGCAGTACTCTAGCGTAAATCCTTTCCAATTTTTGATGCAGCTTTTAACTAGTGTAGCAACAAAAAGATCAGAGTCAACCTCGTCTACTTTTTGGTGACTTCTTCTATCAAACTTTGACGTTGTTGCTTTTTTTCTAATCTTATCGATTTCTGTGCGGGCCAAGTAGTTTAGGTGTACCTCAAACCCTGGGTAGCCTGCGACCTCGATCCAGGCTTCGATTTTGTCTTTTAGCATTGATGTTATTTGCATATTTACTCCTTGTATAAAAAAATAGGATGAATAGTATAAACTATTCATCCTAGTATAAGTGACATTATTGCTATAGTCAAGTAAAATTTTTATGCGCCTACATAAGTTAGATTAAACTCATCGCTTTGTGTAATTGCTGATGGCAATCCGTGGAAAGCTACATCAATAGAGATAACGTCTTCGCTTTGTATGGTTGGGATCTCCATATGCGCTGTAGGTAGGTTAACTTCAAGTCTAGGCGTTCCTGTGGTGCCACCAATTCTAAAGGTTAGGTTAAAGGAGTTTGTGATTATACTTCTAGCATTGGTGCTTGTCATATCATCAAATAAATCTCCACTATCTCCATTGGTGCCAGAGTCTACATAAGCTGTGAAATTTCCAGAAATAGTTTTGTTACCTGTGATATGCCCGATAGGCTGGTTAACAATACCTAAAACTTCTGGAGTTAAGAATGTGATGTTATTTGAGAAAGTAATAGATCCGCCTGTTAGAACAACGTTATATACACCACTTCCTGCGCCAGGATACGCAGTCGTGTTTCTTGCAGTCACAGTTAAGGCTGTTAGTTTATTTCTAATAAAGTTAGAAGTACTAGAAATTGCTTCGTTAATAGCGGGTCTAGCATCAAATGTAGTTGTACTACTATCTAGAAGAGAAGCTGTGCCGGACCAATCAATCATAGCGATACCATCTACCTCAAAGTTTATAGTAGCCTCGTTTATAACGCAACCAGTTAGCTTATAAATCTCTAGTGTTGGGCTCGCCGAATAGTTCATACTAGCTGCGTTAGTTGCTCCCATTACAAAGTACAAGTTAAACGTACCTAATTCAACAGTATTTGCGCCTGTTGAGTAGATATTTAAGTCTGTTGTATCTCTTACAAAGTTCTCTAACTCTGTATCATAAGCAGTAGTTTCTGTAGCTAGCGTGGCTATGGCCGAAATTACTAGAGTTGTAGCTCCAATAGTAGCAGCAGGGATTGTAATAGTGTCGCCTACTGCATAACCTGACCCAGGGTTTACAATAGCTATTGTAGCAGCCGTAGCTCCTGTAACGTTAATTCTAAAGGTTGCGCCAAAACCTGAGCCGCTTGTTGTATATTCACCTTGGTCAATTTCGTATGTACCAATTACTCCACCTGTAATTGTAACTGGAGTTGCACCTGTAAAAGTTGCAATACCAGTGTTTGTTTGACTCCAGCCGGCTTTACCAACAAAGTTTGCCCATAGAATTTCTTCGATAGCGTGATGGTTATTAGAGGTTGCGCCACTTCCAGCCCCTGACCCGGCAGTAGCTCCTGCATTATAAGCTAGGGTAGACTTGAAGGGTCTTATGTAGGTTGAAAAGGACCACTCAGCAGGAGCAAGAGCATCGTTAAACATTCTACGACCACGCTTAGAGTACCCGCCAACACCAGCCATTTCATTTAGTGTAACTTCTGAGGTAGTATTTCCTTGAGAAAAGCTAAAGCCATCCATTACTGGGATTTCCCAGAGTACTGAAACGCTATTTAGTGTTTTCTCAAGGTATACTTTTGTATCCCTCTTTAAAAATATAGCCATTTATTTCTCCTAGCTAAACTTAGTATAGCTTAAACTAAATTTAGTATTGAACTCTTAAAGACATTTCTCCTATAGAAATAGGCTCAAGAGTTCCTTCGTCTGTAGATATAGACATAATTGTTATATCGTGTGTGTGCTGTAAATTTGCTTGCCTATCTGTATAGGCAAGTCTACCATTTTCTTCTATTAAAGACTCAATATCTTGTAGTAATAACTCACAAGTATCTAGGGCATTTTCTTCTTGTACAAATATAACTATTTTTACATCTAGATATCTATCCCTATACCCTGCTGTTTTGTAACCTCTAACCTCAGTTCCTGCCACAACACAAACAGCAGGAAAGTCTGTAAGATCCGAAAAAAACTTTAATGTACCATAGACTCGATCCCTTAAGTCTCTTGATTCATAATCCCCGGCACCATTTATATTACCTAATAAATCTATCAAAGACTTAACAATTGCTTGTCGCCTAGTTGAGTAAAGTCTTCCTGTTGATACTACTACCATATGCAAACCTTTAATTATCTGGCAGTTACCGCCACTATTCCTGATATAAGTTTTTTACCTGCAAGGGATTTTATAGCCGCATCAACAATAGCTGCAGGGTCCCTTTTAGGTACCGAGTTCCATGGGGAAGCCCCTGAATCTCCTGAAAAAACCTCATAAGGCCTTTTCATATAAGTAAAACTTAAAGTATTGTCACTGACGTCAATTGCTCTTACACTTTTAGCAAACCTACCACTTCTATATTGTAATGTACCTTCACCAGTCATTTGCTCTTTTACTGCCTGGTATATATTAGCATTAATTACGTCTAGTACAGAAAAGTTAGAGTATGTCTGCTGTGAAGAAGAGTACCCTGCTGACGTTGGCCGTACTGTTTTTTGTCTACGGCCTGCATTCTTTGCATTTCTTTTAGGAACATTGGGAGCTTTTAACCGCTTTAACTTTGCTGGTCTTTTTAACTTTTTTATTTTTACAAGAGGTACAAATAATTTCTTTTTTGTTTTTTTAATACCAGTATACTTCTTTACATAGTTTGCAAGCTTAGGATCATCAAATATTTTTGATATAGCCGTAGTTAAAACTCTAGTAATTAAAGGGGGAGATCTTTCTACATTTATAATGGCTATTAGTATCTTTAATGCGTGAGCCTCTAGCTGTGAGTTTACCCCTGAGTTATTTGAAGCTAATAGGGGTACGAAAACCCGGCTTCCTAAAGGAAACTTCATTATAGTTTTAGAAATTCCTTCATTTTTAGTAATACTAAAGCCAGTTTCAGTGTTTATAATACTATAAAAGCCTAAGTACTCGGTGCCGTCTACATTTTTAGTAAGTAAATTTTTATTATTTTTAATTTCTTCGTAAATATCTTTTACCTTAACGCCTTTTTTAAATTCAAAAGCCTTATCAGAAAAGTTTCTACCAACAAGTCTAGTAATCCTTAAAGTTTCTTCTGCTGCTAATAGCCACTTTTCTATGTATTTTTTTGCTATTAATGCGATTTGATAGTCCTCAGACTCTGGGGCACTATCTCTTAAAACACCTTCTATATCCTTGGATAACGTATCTTTTAGCACCTGAATAAAATACTTTTGTTTGTCTGCAGAGACGCTTTCTGTGTGCCCAATAGCCGTTGGTGGTAAATTACTTATTTTTTCTATACCTTGTTCAAGGCTACTTTGAGCATCTTCGTCTACTTCTACCGTTTGTAAGGTATCATTTGGTATAATAGTAATAGGATATGCCCCTGTAGAGCTATCTATTTCTGCATACCTATCGGTTTCAGTAGTACCATCCGGTAATTTACTTATTGGCAGTAGTTTACTTTTTAGCGCTGCTTTTATATCTCCAAACTTAACATTTAGATTAGCATTTTTAGCTTTTGCTAGTATAGGGCTAAAGCCTAGGGCGGCAATCTTGCTTTTTAATAAATACTTTTCTACTCCATTTTCATCTAGCAGAACAATGTACACTGGGTTTCCTGCTCCTGACGCAATACTAAGGTTAACCCCTCCTGCCGCTATGGCTTCTCTCCATTTTTTCTTAAAAAAGTTAAATAGTTCATTTGCTGTAACTTCAAAAGGCTCATTGCTGCCTAGATCTCGTAAAGAAGCTGTTATAAGCGTACTGCTTATTTTCTTTCTGACAGACATATACTCGCTTTTAGTTTCTACTTTTCCGCTTAAACGAGTATAAGAAGCAGACCATTTTTTCCAGGCTACACCTTTTCCATCTTCTGATTCTACAAAAATCAAGTTACTTTGAAAGTTTTCTAGATCCTTAACATCCGTTTTACTATATCTATCCGCTAGGCTGTTAGGGTCTAAGGGCTCTGTCCCCTCATAGAATACTTCTAGAGCGGGATATGTTCTTAAGTCTTTTGCTAAAATATTTCGAACTACGGAGGCTAGAGGGGTGTCCTCATCTGGATCATATTCTTCTAATATTCCGTTGTTATTGCGTGCATACTCTCTTGTCGCCTGTACCTTCAAAGCGCTAAAGAATGATTCCCTAGTTTTATGATGTACTGTAAATACCTTCTCAGACATCTCTATACATATCCAAGATTCTTTTTATATGAGGGGGAAAATCTGCTTTATCTGTGTTAAATCTTATACTAAATGAAGAGTGATTTTTCTCTGGAAGATACTGCTCTTTGAGATAATATGTAAGTATATCAAAGCAAGCAAGTTCTAGGTCATCTGGCACGGAAGCGTAGCCACCGCGATATGTTACTTTTACTGCATCAATACCAATACTCCAATTTTTTGTTCTACCATCTTCTATTCTATAAATAGCGTCATATGTGGTATCTACGATATACTCTGTACCAACAGTAAGAGTCGTATAATCCGTTTGGCTACCTTCGTTTAATTCTAGAACTGATACTATATTTACAATAGGTATCTCTGTTAAAAACACAGAAGGTTGTCCCCAAGTAAACGAGAACTTCTCTTCTTTATTAGTGCCATAAAAATCAATGAAGGATCTACCACAATACGTTCTAACTACTTGAGAAACTGCGGGTATAAGAATATCCAGTCGTGGATCTTCGTTAGTACCAGAAATTCCTCTGTACATTTTATAGTTATCTTTTGTTACTAAATTTGCCATTAGTATCCTTAACGTACTGAGGTAGACCCTCGATAAAAA